AGAATTTGCCCTTGGTATCGAACCGCGCCGTCCACATCGCCGCGCAATAGCCCGACAGCTTCGCCCCAGCGCCCCAGCCCGGCGGATAGCCCTTTGCCGTGCTCACCTTCAGCGCGGCGCTCTCCGGCGTCTGGCCCAGCTGCTGGGTCTGCCACATCCACCCGGCATAGGCGCCGATGGCGTCGCCACTGGCGGTAAAGCTCTGGGTGACGCCGTCGATCGCAAAGCTCTCGATGCCGTGGTACGGCCCGCCGCCGCCCAGAACGATGCCGAACGTCTGCAAATCGGGCAGGGCATAGCCCGGCGTCGAATGGGTGCGGCGATAGATGATGGATCCGCGCGTCGCCGTGCGGCCGATCAGATAGGGGATGCCGGCGTCGATCGAGGCATTGAACGACAGCGCATTGCCCTGCAGCGGCGGCGGCTGGGTGGTCAGCTGCGCCGCCACCGCCAGCGCCGTCGAGGCGGCAGTCGCCACCGCCGCCACGCTCGCCGCCGCCGTGATGAAACCGCCGATCGCGCTCGCTCCGGCCGCTGCCGATCCTGCCGCCGCCGCCGTCGCCGTCGCGCCCAGCAGCCCGGCACCGGCAGCAGCGCCGATCCCCGTTGCCGCCAGCGCGACCGCGCCGACAACCACGGCGGCGGTGCGCAACGTCTTGCTCAAACCACCCTCCAGGCCGCTTCAAAGACCAGCGGCTGCAGCACGTCGGCGCCGGCGGCGTCGGGATGCCAGCCCAGCACCCGGCCGTTGCCCAGCGCGACGACCAGCGCCGCCATCGCATCCTCGCCCGGCAACGCCAGCACATCGCCGACCAGCGCCGCCGCCGGCGCGATCCGTTCCAGCCCCAGCGCATCCAGCGCCGCCGCCAGGCTGTCATGGCCGGCGCGGGTCAACGCCCGCCGCGCCGACAGCGCGGTGCGATAGCTGCCGGCCGCCGCCAGCCGGGGTTTCAGGCCCAGCTTGCGCAGATGAAACGCCACCATCCGCGCGCAGTCGGCCTTGCCCCATTGAAACGGCCGGCCGTGAAAACGGTCGAATGTCGCCTGCGCGGCGGCGGTGCGTCGCACCATCGATGGCGCCTGCCGCCGGCTCACAGCAGGCGCTCCCACTCGCTGCCGCCAAAGCTGCCGCCGCCGCCCTGGCGCGCGCCGGCGGCGACCGCGCCCGGCGGCGGGGCGACGCCCCAGTAAATCGTCTGCTCGACCCCGGTCACGTCGAACAGGCCGGTCTCGCCGGGCCAGACCAGCCGGTGAAAGCTGTCGTTCAACCGAAACCCCTCATCGGCATCGAAAAAGCGCTCGCTCATCGAAACCAGATCGTAATCGACGCTGCGCCCGCTCTCGCCGGCGCGGATCGTCGCCACATCGACCTCGCCCAGAAACACCAGATACGGGTCCGGCACCACAAGCCCGGTGGCGCTGTCGATCGCGCCGATCCACAGCGTCGCCGTCGCGCCCTGCACCGTCGCCCCGGCCAGAACGGCGGCAGCGGTGTCGTTGGGCGGCAGCAGCGTCAGCCCCAGCCCGGGGGCCTCGTCCGATCCGCCGTCGCTGATCGCGTCGATCGCGGCGATCGTGCCGAAACTCGGGTCGGTGCCGGTGAACGTCCGGCCGGCAAAGCTGATCTCGCCGGCGCCGTCCAGAAACCGCGCCGCACCGCCGGGCAGATCGAGCTCGAGCGCGCCGAACACCAGCGGCCGGTCGCCCGCCAGCGCGGCATCGAGTGCCGGGGTCAGCTCGGTCACGCCATTTCCTCGATGGTGAACTGCAACGGCACCTCGTCGTCGCGGTCGTGCTCCCACGAAAAGCCATCGGCATTGTCGGCGGTGATATCGCCCTCGATCACCGGGTTGAGATCGATCGGCGCGCCATTCGCCGGCGACCGCCGCAGCATCGGAAAGATCGGCAGGCCCTCGAAATTGCCCGCGCCGTCCGATGTCATCGTCGCGGCAAAGGTGTAAAGATAGCGCCGGCCGGCCACGCTCACCGAAAACGCCTGCCCCTTGCGGACGGTGTAGGGATAGGGAAAGCCGCCAAGGTTGATCGCGCTGCCGGTCTGGCCGGCGCCGCGCACGACAGCAGCAGCGGCCGGCGGCACCACGATTCCGGGCTGCGGCCAGGGATAGGTGGCACCCTCGTCGCGCGCCCGCAGGATGTCCGAAATCAGGCCCGCCAGCACCGCCCCCTCGCGGATCACCGGCAGCTGCACCGAAAGCGACCAGCGCGTGCCCAGCCGGCGCAGCCGCTGCGTCTCGCCGCCCATCGGCGGCCGCAGGGTCCGCGAAAAATCGATCAGCCGCGGTCGCGCGACGACAAAGCCGCACGGCGGCACGATGGCAATCGCCGCCATGTCAGCGCCCCAGCCGCCGGCGCGCCGTGCGGGCCCGGTCGGCGCGCGCCAGCTGCATGCCGCCAACCGCCCCGGCCTGCGCCGCCTGCGCCGCCGCCGCATCGATCCGCGCCATCACGTCTTCGGTCACCAATGCCCCCCGCAAGTCGAAATTCTGCACGGTCGTGCCGCCGCGCCCGCCGCCGGCGGCGGCGCGCAGCGCATGGTTGGGGATGACGCTGCCCGACATGCCCGGCACGATCAGCTCGGGGCCGCGCTCGCCGACCAGATAGGGCACACCGCCGGTCACCGGCCCGCCATCGGCGCGCGCGCCGCCAAAGATCGATCCCAGCCCCTTGAACATCGTGCCGAACGACGTGCCCTGCGTGCCGCCCGACAGCAGCGACAACAGCCCCGATTGCAGCATCGATTCGCCGATCCGCGTCAGCGTCGCCACCATCTTGTCGCCAAAGTCGCCACTGGCGGTGATCAGCCCGGCAAGGCCAAAGGCCAGCCCGCGCACCATTTCGTCGCCGGCGGCGCTGGCGGCGTCCAGGCCTTCGGTCACCGATGGCAGCGCCGCGACGAAATCGTTGAGATCGTCTGTCGAAAACGCCCGTTCCAGCGTCTGCGCCAGCGTCACCCCGCTGTCGAACGCGGCATATTGGGCATCGTAAAGCGCGCTCGACTGGCCGGCCATCTCGCGCGAAATCCGCGCCGGCGTCGCCAGCGCCGCATCGATGCCGCCCTGCAGGTCAAAACCGGCGCGCGCCCTGGCACCAGTCTTCGCCGGTGTCTTCGCCAGGGCCGGCACCACGACGCCGCCAACCTTGATCCCGGTCCCGGCCGGCGCTGCGGCGCGGGCGGCAATCTCGGCTTCGGATCGTGCCACCGCAGCGGTGTAGAGCGCGTGCGCATTCTGTTCCTGCAATCGCAGGGCAGCCGCGCCGTTCAGGAAATCGGGCAGGCCGCTGGCTTCGGCGTCCTGCCGGCGCTGCTTTGCCGCGACATATTCGGCGCCATAAACCTGCACCGCGCCGCCCGGCTTGCCCAGCGCCGTGGTGCGGTCGAAATTCGACGTGAACTGCGCCAGAAAGCCTTCGTTGGCGCGAACTTCGGACAATCCCTTCACATAGGCGAACACCTCGGCCAGATAGCCGACAGCGCTGCCGGCGGCGTTGCCCAGCGCGATGATCGCATCGGCATTCTGCCCGATCGCCGTCGCCATCTGCGCCGTGAACACCTTGCCCACCGCGTCGGCCTTGTTGCCAAGGTCGTCGAGCCGGTCAATGGTCTCCTGCGAAAGCTTCAGCCCCAGCAATTCGTTGGCCGCCGCCAGCTCGTTGATGCCCTTCGATCCCTGCCGCAGGAATGGCAGCAGCTCGGTGCCGGTCGATCCGAACAGCGCCTGTGCCGCCGCCGCCTGCCGGGCCGGATCGGGCAGCCGCGCCAGCCCGTCCGCGACCTCGCCGATCAGCATCTCGAACGGCTTCAGATGGCCGGTGCTGTCGGCGATATCGACGCCGATCCCCTTGAACGCATCGGCCGCGGCCTTGTTGCCGGCAGCAGCTTTGCCGCTGGTTTTCTGAAAGGTTTCCAGCGCGCTGTCGGCCTTGCTCACCTCGACACCGGCCTTGGCGGCGCCCAGCCGGAAATCCTGCAGCGCGTCGGTGCCGATGCCCAGGCTCTCGGCGGTGTTCTTGATCGATGCGGCCGAATCCACCGCCGCCTGGCCCATCGCCAGCAGCTCGCCCGGAATGCGGCCCAGCAACGTGCCCAGCGCGGTGCCGATCGTGCTGCCGATGGTGGTGGCGAGCAGCTGCCCCTTGGCGCCGATCGTGCTGCTGGTGCGGGAAAAGGCGTCCTCGATGCGGTTCAGCCGTGTATCGACTTCCGTTGCCGATTTGCCCATGATGCCGACAAGGTTTTCCAGCTGGGTCCGCGCGACCTCGATGTCGGCCTTGATCGCAAGCGTCAGGGTGCGTTGCGTGTCTGTCATGCCGCCCCCTGTTCAAACGGAGTGAAGGTTCATGCGGAAAATTGCCTGGTGGGGCGCGCTGGTCTGCAACGCGATTGCCGTCATCGTGGCGTTTCAGGGCTTCAGGATGATCGGCAATGCCGCTGCCGGCGCTGCCGATAACCCGATGGCCGGCGGCATGGCCATCATGTTCGGCGTCGTGCCGATGGTCTATGCGCTGGCGCTGGCGATCATCCCGACCTGCGCCGCGCTGTGCGTCGAATTCATCTCGCGTCGCTGATCCGCCGCCGCTCGGCCTCGCGCTCGTTCCATTCCACCGCTGCCATCAGATCGTGGCAAGTCGCGCCCCAGAATTCGGAAACCGCCCAGCCCAGCCCGCCGATCGCCAGCGACTGCATCCGCCGCAACCACGGCCGATCGTCGTCTAGCTCGTCGTCGTCTGGGCCTTCCGCTCCCCCAGCGCGCTGTAACCCCCGGTCACCGCGTTGAAGAGCAGCGGATGAAGCGCCGTGCGCACCGCCACCAGCGCGCCGCCATCGGCTTCATAGACCAGCCGCGCCGCGGTGCGCGCCTTGATCGTCGCCATGCCGGTGTCCTTGTCCACCTTGGCCTGGGCCCGGATGCACGCCGCCACGATGACGCCGATGTGATCGAGCGACAGCCCGCCCTGCTCGACCTGCCGCAGCAGGTCGAACAGGTCGCGGCCGGTGCCCGCCTCGATTTCGGCGATGGCCTCGAACGAGGGGCGCAGTCGATAGGCCACGCCCTCAAGCTCGATGCTGACTTCGCCCATCGCCGATGGTCGTGCCCCGGTCATCAGTCGAGCGCGTCGACGGTCGGCGCGGCTTCGGGCATCAGCGTGATGTCGATCGACCGCAGCTCGCCCTTGTTGTGCGTCTTGGCGAACTGGGTGATCACCATCGAACATTCGAAGACGACATCGTCGGGATCGTCGCCCAGCGCCGCGTTGCCGCGGATCTGGTAGATCTCGGCGGTGCCGCTCTTGAACAGCGTTTCCATCCGCTGCGTGCCGTTGGCGTCGGGATAGTCGGGCTTGATCGTCAGCGAGACGGAGCGGTCGATATCGGTCACCCGATACGTCTTGTGCGGATAGCTCTGCTTGTCGCTGGTCTCGACCGTGGCCCGGCTGGTCGGGTGGCTCAGGTTGCTCTGGCCCTTGGGCGCGTTGAAGGTGCCGGCCGTCGTGCTCTGCACCCACAGCCAGTCAAGGCTGCCGTCTTTCTTTGCCATCTTCGGTTCCTTTCAGGGTTAGTCGACGTAGAATCGAAAGGTCAGGACGCGGCCATACAAAGGCCCGCCCGCCTCGGCCGGCACCGCGCTCGGCTGCTCGCCGGTGTATTCCGGCCGGAAAAAGCTGCGGCCCGGCGCTGTCAGCGGCGCCGCCGTCATCCGCGCCACCACCGCGTCGGCGCGGGCTTCCAGCGCGGCTGGCGAAAAGGTCTGCGACCAGACTTCGATGCTGGCGGTGTACCAGCCGGACGCGCTGCCCTTGTCCTCGGGGGCCTCGGCGGCGATGTCGCCGATCAGGATGTGATCGAGCCCGATGTTGGCCGGCGGGTTCGAATGCACCGGCGCGCCCAGCGACGGCAGCGCCTTCAGCCGCGCGACGATGGCAGCGCGGCTGGCAGCGCGATGAACGCTCACCAGCCCCCCACCCGCGCCAGGGCGCGCACATAAACCCGGTCGAGCGCCGGCCCGATCTCGCCGCGCGCCCAATAGCGCACGGTGCCGAAGGTAATGTCATAGGTTGTCGGCGAAATCGGGCTGATGGCGCGGGAATAGCGCACCGAATATCGGCCGCGCTGCTGGCCTTCGAAACCGCGCACCAGCGACGGCGCGTCGCCCAGATAGCGCACGCTGGCCCGCGATCGGCGCGCCTTCTGGCCGCGCCCGGCATCGAGGATGTAGAGGTAAAAGGCCCGCTTGCGCGCGTCCGGCGTCAACAGCCCGACCGACAGCCGCAGCGCGCTGGCATCAAGCCTTGTCGTCAGCAACGTCGCGCCGCCGCCGGCCGCGCGCCAGCGCCGTTCATACAGGCTCGGCGGTGGCCCCTTGCGCTTCGGCACTTGGCGCTTGACCCGGCTCAGCAGCTGCGGGTCGAACGCCTTCAGCTCGGCCACAAAGCCCGCCTGCAGCGCCGCCGGCATCGCGCCGATCTTGGCCGACACCTGGGCAAACTGTGTCGTCGCGCTGATCCGCTCGCCGTTCTGCGCACGGTTCCACGTGAAATTGTCGAACTCGCGCTGGTTGCGCACGCCGGCGGCCAGCGCCTCGTTGCCGATCTCCCCCAGCCCGGCGATGCGGGCCCGAAACCGGTGGGTGCGCGTTTGCCCGGCCATCAGACGGCCCGCCCTTCGCAGAGCAGCACCGTCCAGGCGCGGTCGCGGCTGGGCAGCACGGCGCGAATGTCCATCGCCTGCCCCTCCCGCGTCCACAGCAGCCGCTGCCCGCTGGCAATCGCCCGCCGGCGGATCGTCACCCGATATTGCACCGTCGTCGTCGCGATGGCGGCCTGTGCCGCTTCGCCGCCGCGCAGCGCCTCCACCCTGGCGCTGATCGTCGTGACCGTCGTCCAGCCGCCGATCTGCCCGCCGCTGCCATCATCGACCGATGGCGGGCTTTGCAGCGCCAGCCGCTCGTTGAGCTCGCCGGCGTTCACGCCAGCTGCCGCCACCGCCAGGACGCGACCAGCTCGCGGACATCGCGCGGCAAGCGGCCAAAGCCCTGCCCCGCGTCGCCGATGCCGTCGCGATCGGCGTTGAGATAGCCGGCCAGCTTGCAGATCGCCGTTGCAATCGGCTCCGGTACCGGCGCGAACCCGGCCGTCGCGTTGACCGTGATCACCGGATCATCGCCCAGCGCCGGCCAGTCGCCGCCGGCCGCCGGCCGGATGCGCGTCACCCCGCCCTGGCTCACCCGCGCCACCCAGCCGGTCTCCCATTCCGTCGCAACCTGGTCGGGGTCGGTAAAGCTGATCATGTCGACGCTGTTGACCGGCATTGCCAGTTCGAGCCCGCCCTTGTCCGGCCAGGCCTCGCAGACGCCGCGCACCGTCTGCGGCATGATCGGCCGGCCCAGGTGCTGCTCGATCCATTGCCGCGCCGCGATGCCAAAGCCCAGCACCGCCGCGTCATCGCCGTTGTCGTCCAGCCGGATGTGGTCGCGCAGCTGGCCCAGCGTGACCGGTTCGGCGGCCGCCTCGCCGATCGCGCGCATAATCAATCGCATCATGCCTCCACCGGGCCGATGCGGATGCTGATCGTGGCGGTCAGCACGCGGCCCTCGCTTGTCGTGATCGTGTTGGTCAGCTCATAGACCCGGCGATAGACCCCGCCCGTGACGATGCACGCGGTCACCAGGTCATCGACGACGCCACTGCCCGGCAACACCGAAAGCCCGCCGGCTGCCGCAGGTGTGACGGACCAGGCCGAGCTGGCGATGCTCTCGCCGGCGTCAAGTTCCCAGGCAACCGGATAGTCCAGCTGAGCGTCGGGCGCCTTCAACCGCACCCCCCGCTCCGCCAGCCTGACCAGCGACGGCACCAGCACCCCGGCCGCCGTGGCAAAGATGGTGATGAAGATGCTGGCGATCATGCGCGCGGCACCGTGCAAACGACCGTGCTGAAATCGGTCCAGGTCGTGTAGGCACCTTCCCACCACGA